AGAAAATAATTGTAGTCCTTCTGTAAATCCAGAATAAACTGCAAGAGCTTTAGCTAAATCTTTTAATTGTTTCTTTGTTTTTATTTCTGATGTTTCAAACTGTTGTATGTACTCATGCTTGTCAGACATTTCTTCATACTTAGCAAATGCTTTGTACTCTGACTCCGGCATACCAACTGTATCAAGTAATAATGAATATGCGTGTTGGTGTACTGACTCAATGTTTGCAAACGAACCCATCATCATTCTTAATTCTGGTTTCTTAAACAATGGTATATACTTATCAAAATATCCTGCACCTACATCAACATCTGATTGTGTAAACAATCTAAATATTTGTGTCAGCAAATTCTTTTCTGCTGGTGATAACTTTTGATTCCAGTCTTTAACATCTTCATGCATTGGTACATCTTCTGGTAGCCAATGCAATTGATTTTGTAATTGGTAATAATCAAATGCCCATGGGTATTCGAATGGTTTATAATAAGTTCTTTCTTTAAATAATTGACTTACGCTTGACATGATAAACAAACCTCCTCTTCATTGTCTTGGTCTAATCTTACTCTCTTAACCTTTAAGTTAATATTCTCTGCACTTTTTGCTTCCCTACTTCTTAGGTAATACAAACTTTTTAATCCTTGTTTCCATGCTTGATAATGTACTTTGTTAGTATAACGCAAGAAATTATCATGCTCTTCTTGTGGAGCTTGTATGCGTGGAGCAACAAAAAATAAATTAACTGATTGAGCTTGACAGATATACTGTTGTCGCTTTGATGCGTGTTCGACAATCCAATTCTGGTCTATCTCATTCGCTGTTTTAAATACATCCTTTTCCATATCAGTTAAAAAGTCAAGGTGTTTTACTGAACCATCTTGTTCACTAATGCTTTGCCATATCTTATCTTTGAATAAGGCATAATCACTATCATATTCTTTTTGTAGTTCTTCATCTGCATTCCATTTAAGTTTAAGTAAGTTATGTAGTTGTCCATTTCTTACTTGGAATGTACCACTTAAAGTTTTATGTGTGTAAACATTTGCTCGTATTGGTTCTATCGAAGGACTTGTACCACCACAAATAATACTTGATGTAGCATTCGGAGCAATAGCAAGTAAGTGTGCATTACGCATACCCGTACCTTCCATGTCTGGTGCTTCCCCTCTTTCAATAGCCAACTCTTTAGAAGTTTCTACTGCTAATTCTTTTATCTGTTTAAAGATTTTTATATTCTGACCTGTAGCAATAGGACTATCAAAAGGAACATTTAATTTTTGTAAGTAAGTATGAAAGCCCATAGCACCTAGCCCAATACTTCTTTCTCTGTATGCACTATAACCAGATTTTTTAAATCCAGACATATCATCTTTAACTTTCATATTTATGATGTCACCTTTATAATCATAAGAAAAATTATATGTTGCCATAATAAAATGTTCTAATACATTATCTAACATTCGTATCATGTCTGGAATAAATGTAGCTGATGTAGACCATTCATCATATTGTGCAAGATTAACACTAGACAAACAGCATACAGCAGTTCTATCATCATCTGTTGGTAAAGTTATTTCACTACATAAATTAGATTGATTAACTTTTAATCCTAATTTTTTCTGTGACTCTGGTAAATTTTTATTAGATGTATCTATAAAATGTAAATAAGGTTCACCTGTTTCATGTCTTGTTTCTAATATTAATCTCCATAGTTCTCTTGCATTAATAGACTTCGAAACTTTTTTAGAATGTGGGTCTATTAATTTCCAATCAATATTTTTAGAGACTGCATTCATAAAGTCATCACTAATATTAATACCATGATGAAGATTAAGACATTTTCTATTGGCATCACCACCAGAAGATTTACGCATAAATAAAAACTCTTCTATCTCTGGGTGTGATACATTCATATAACAAGCATAGCTTCCTCTTCTAGTTGTGCCTTGATTGAATGCTAACATCTGACTATCAACAACTCTCATAAAAGGAATTGAACCTGTTGACATAGAACCATGTGATGTTGATGTGCCGTCACTTCTTATGTCGCCCCAATAACCTCCAATGCCACCACCATTACTTGCTAACCAAATGTTCTCATCATAGTGGTCACTTAATCCTCTTCTACTATCGGGTACATAATTAAGAAAACAAGATATAGGTAATCCTTTTTTCGTACCAGCATTGGAAAGTATTGGAGAGGAGAAACCAAACCAAGTCTTACTTGCATAATCATATATTCTTTGTGCCATATCCCAATCAACTTTACCTCTATAAGTTGATACATATTTTGCAGCTCTTGCAAAAGCTTGTTGAGGGGATGTTTCATTCTTATCTAAATATCTATCTTGTATAGTTGATATACCAAATGGTGTTAAATTTTTATCTCGTTCTAAATCTATTTTAATTTTACTCATGTGATTTACACTCCCCTGCTATTGACATATAAGCTGACCCATCAATATATGTATCACTACTAACTGCCCCTAATTTTGTTCTTGCTATCTTTAATAACACCATCATAATTGCTACATCATGTGCTGTTATATCAACATCTTTGTATGCTGACCATAACTTTGCTATATTTTTATGGTTATCTACCTTGTCACCATAATCTTTATGTCTATCACCACCTACTAAATCAATAGCAGTTGTTAATAATTCTTTAGTTTTTAATAGGTCCATTTTCTTTCCCCTTTCCTTTACCTAATATTACTTTTTCCATTTCTCTCATTCCTATGTACTGACATAAGTCATTATGTTTTTCACATAGCCAATGTAATCCTGTACCAGTCATCATTATACCTGTATCACTAGACATATTAACAAATTCAATATGCATCTTTTTTGTTTTACCTATACCTGTTGTTGACAATATAATATAAGCTTTATCATTTTCTAACATTTTTTACCATCCATTCTTTTGGTATATTTTTATCACACCATTTAAAATTATTTTTCTCACACCACATAGCATAAGTTGTTTTAGATTTCTTACTTAACTTAACATTAGGATTTTGAAAACAAAAACGAATATCACAGTTTGTACTTTCTCTAATCCAAATATGTTTCTTTCTATCGTCAACTTTAAATCTACCTTTTATTTCTACATATACATTAGTGCTAGGAAAATAAAGGTCGGGAAGATAAGAACGATGAATGACCGGTTGAACATATTTTATTTTTTCTCGTTCATAAAAGAACTTAATCTTCTTTGACTTTAATTTCTTTATGACTATCGCTTCAAACTTAGAACGATACTTCATTAATTATTTTTCTTATATATTATATCATATAATTCTTGGAATGTCAAGTCTGGATTTTGTTTTAACTTTTTAATTACCCACTTGTATGACCACGCACTTAATTGAATTTGATTTTGAAACCAGTAATGAGTTTGTTCCGGCATCATTTCAAATAAATTTTTTTCATTAATCTTTTCTTTCTCTGGTCCTTCGACTAATGATTGCAACCATTCAACAAGAATACCTCTAGCTTTCTTTCGTATCTTTTTTATTTTCTTTCTATTCATCTTTACATTTCTCTGTGTTCTTTACTTTACTACAATAAAATTCTTTTGCTCTTTCATTCTGTGATTTTATTTTTTCATTTTTATTTTTTAAAATCTTTTTCTTTTTATCTGGGTTAGGTTCTTCTTCTAATACTATCTCTACTACCTTTGCAGTTTCTTTAGCTACAAATAAAGCACAACCTGTACAAGTAAATAGTAATATTAATATTAATAAAAACATTGCAAAAAATTTATACATTTATTTTTATCTCCTCAACATTAGGTTCTTTAACAATCTTTGTCATATATACATTACTCTTTGCATACTTAAATAATCTTAAACCTTTACCCTCGTTAGCATCGGAATGACATTCAACTTTATGTTGACAATAAAAACAACCCATAGGTAATTTCATGTTGCCACCTTTCTCATGTGGTATAGGTTCATAACATTTTTCTGGTGGTTTATCATCTGCTAATTTTTCTTTAACATCTTTAATTAAATGTTTAACATTTGGTTTCATTAAATCATCTGGTCTAAACAAAGCTAACTCTCCTGTTGCTTTATTCAATGCAAGAAAACCACCCTTATCACTATCCTCATTCTCTTCATAACCGGATAGCTGTGCGACATAACCAAATGGGTCGTCACCATATAACGAACCATCCTTAAACTTTTTAAAACTATGTGATGAAGCAGTCTTAACATCAACAACTTCACCATCAATTTTACTATCCATATGTCCTACAATTCCATCGACATTAACTTTCTTTTGTTGGTCTGTCACTTTATGTCCTGCTAATTCTGCAAGAAATAAAATAAGATGTTCCATAAAATGACCTGTTAAAAATTTTAATTGTAGTGCAGGGTCTGGTGTAGTTTTCTTAAATGGTCTATGTCTATCATACCATAACTGTCTTGCAGGTCTGCCAAGTATAGACATTCGTAAAACTTTTTTATCTGCTTTAGTAGGATTTGTAAAATCCATTACTACTTCTTTTATATTATTTAAAAATTTAGATAGTTGTTCTTCACTAACATTAACTTTCTTTTTATAAGTAAGATTAACAAGTAACTTATTTATATCTGGAACTAATGTATCTAAACTTTTAGTGTGTTTCTTTCCAGTTGTTTCCAATTTTATATTCTCCTGTTAGTGAACAACGAAGACCTAACTGGTCTCCTGCATTCACGATTGATTGTACTGCTAGTTTACCTAAACTATCAGCTTGGTCTTCTCTAACTTGATATTGAAACTCATCATGTACATTAGCAACTGGTATAGCAGTAAGCTTATGTTGTTGTATGTATTCTTCTAACAACACTAAAGCTTTCTTCATAGCTATAGCACCACCACCCTGTATTAAAGTGTTAAGGGCGGAATGCCTTTGTCTGATGATGAGCTTTCTTTGGTCGAGTCCTTTGAGGAAACCCTTTCGAGTAGCAATGTCCACTCTTTCTCGTAATCTTGCAAGACTTGGGAGACGCTTAAGAAATCTTTCTTTAATCTGTCTTCCATAACCTTCAGACCTTCCGCAGATAGCTCCGAGTTTTTTGTTACCTGCCCCATAAATGAACGCATAGATAAATGTCTTTGCAATATCTCTGCTTTCCAACCCTGCAAGAGTTTGATTTGTAGTGTGTATATCTCCATTAATGACTTCATTTATATATTCCTTATCATTCATATAGTGGGATAATATTCTTAACTCAAGTCCACTTGCGTCAATCCCCACTAACTTATATCCGTTTGGTACTACCCATAGTTCCCTGCATTCCTTACCATAAGGAGAGTACACGGCAGGGATTTGAGCCATATTGGGCGACTGATGGCTCATGCGGGATGTTATAGCCCCATTGGTTATAACTTTTCCATGCACTCTCCCGTCTTCTTTTACTGCGTCAATCCATGACTCTATCATAGCCACTCGTTTTTGTAGTAAAAGAAACTCGTTAATCAATTCCGCTTCCGGAATATCTTTTATCTCTGATAAAACTTTCTCATCAACTATTGCTTGTCCATGTTCAGTAAATTTTTTAGGTTGCCAACCAAGATTAATTAATCGTTGTCCTATCTGTTGTCTTGAACCAAGATTAAATTCTTGATATGAAATTTTAGTAAATGGTACTCCCTTTACATAACCTCTTGCTTTATTGTTTACCTTTGGTGTAAAAGTTTCTTCAATCTTTATTGGTTTAAATGTTTCTCTAACTTTTTCTTGTGTCTCTTCTATCTTCTCTTGTAATCTAGCAAGAAAGATATGTGCCTTTTCAATATCTAATTTAAATCCATTAGATACTTGTTGTTCTATTATTTTTGCAACATCATGCTCTAATTGAATAGACTCTTCAGAAAAATTTGCACTCTGTCTTTTTAATAAAGTATAAACTTGTATTAATAATTTAACATCACGAATACAATACCTTAACATTTCTTGACTGAATGCTGTAAAGTCATCGAAGTCAAACTTCTTATATCCAAACTTTAAACCAAATGCTTTTAAGCTATGTCCTCCTTCTCTTACTGGATTAAATAATCTTGATAAGATTAATGTATCAGTCACCTTCCCAAGTTTAAATAAGTCAATACCAAGAACTTTATTAATAACTGGTGCATCAAAACCTATGATGTTGTGTCCAATAAACTCCGAATAATTACTCGCAGCATCCTTAAATTTATGAATATCATCCTCAGTATAATGTACAGTATTGCCCTTATCACAAATAGTAACCAAGCAAAAAATCTTATTAGGTAATGAACCTTTGAAAAGTGGGGTCTCAATGTCGAGAAATAATTTAGCCATTGTTTACTCCTAAAATTTATCGTCTGCATCATCGTTATCCGTAGGTTTTTCTGTTTCGTGTAGTCTTCCTGTGTCCTTATCATAATATAAATAAGTTGCAGGTCCAGTCATTCCTACAAATCTATTCTTTAATACTCTTAGTGATGTCGTATTACGAATAACCTCATTGTCATTCTGTGCGTCTCTCTCTAATCCAAGTACCATATCAGATAGTTGAGCAATAGAACCACTACCTCTTAGTTGAGATAGGGATGTGACTGCTCCCTCTTCATGTCCTTTTCCATCCGGTCTTTTAAGATGTGATACAATAATCAAAGCACAATCTGTTTCTTGTACAAGTGTACGAAGCTTTGTCATAATTTCATCAAGTCCTTTTCTTTCATCACCAAACTCTTGGGATGATACAACCATACTGATATGGTCAAGTACAATGAACTTACACTCTAAAGCTTTCGCCATGTATCTAACTCTCGATACAATATTATCTACAGAATTAGAACCAAAATGATTATAGAAATAAAATCTACCAGAGCCAATAGTCTTGTTAAAGTATTCTATCTTATCATCTTTACTTAATGATATGTCTGGTCTTCTAAGTGGTAGGTTTGCTTCAACACCCATGATGTCAAGTGCTGTTATCTTTGGGCTTTCCTCAAGCATAATCATACCTATGTTTTGTTCAGTAGTTTTATAGATATGATAAACTAATTCTTTAATGACTGATGTCTTACCTAATCCAGTACCTGCTGTGATAGTCACTAACTCTCCACTACGAATACCATAGGTTAATTCATCTAAACCTTTCCAACCATAGTCTGTTCGTGATTTAACTACAGGTTCTAATACCTCATCAAGTAATGATGAACCTTTTATAATTCCGTCTGGTGCATGGACAGGTGCATTCCACCAACACTTCATATACTCTTCATACTTTCTAGCACGAAGCATATCATTTGCGTCTTTGAAATTTTCTGGTAGCTTAACTATCTTTGCTTTTGCAGGAGCAAATAATTCTGCAACCTTTTTACTTTTCTCTCTACCTATCTCATCATTATCAAAGTTAATAACTATATTCTCAAACTTATCAAGCCATGTATAACTTTTCTTAATGTCTTTAATAGCAGAAGCAACACCATTCTTAATACTAACAACAGGATATTTTGAACCGAGTAATTGATACACACTCATAGCGTCAATCTCTCCTTCAGTTATGGTCACATACTTACCCCCATTAAATAGTTGTTGTCCAAACAGTCCAGCATTACTTGTTGAACCATTGACAGAAAATTGTTTATCTTTTACAAACCTATTCTTATACCCTATGATAGTACCTTGCTCATCATAGTATGGATAGATATGTTTTGATATTAAACCTTGACCATTATAAGAAACTTTAACTCCATATTTCTTAACAGTCTCTTCATTTATTCCTCTATCTTTTATAGCATGGAAACCACCTGCTACATTAGAAGAATAACTACTTAAAATATTACTTGGTAATTCTTTTACTAACTCCATATTGTCGCCCTTCTCTTTGATTAATTGTATGTCCTCGCTGTCTGGTGGGAAGTAGTTCTCACAAGCAAAGCAATAACTACTACCATCTTCGTTAATACTTCTTGCGTCACTACTTCCACACTTATCACAAGGTACATGGTATTCTACAAAATTTGATTTGTCTTCCATGTTCGCCCTCTCTATATATTAAAAGTCTTCCCCATTTTCTTTGTCAGATGTAAAGCCTTCTGCTACATCAAAGTCCTCGCCATAAGGAACTAAATCAAGAACTTGTACTGCTTGTAGGTCTAAGCTTTTACCACTCTTACCTGCAAATGTCCACTCAAATTCTTTGTAAAGAACTTTAATTTGTGAACCATTACCTACCAATACATCAATAGGATTTTTCTTTGCGTCAACAAGTCTTGGCACAGGATTTTTTGTGCCATCATTTCTTTCGACTTTTCTTTTAAGCTTAATGATATTACCTCTATCATCAGTCTTAACTGTTATCCCTCTGCTTTTAAATTCATCAGCAGTCTTATCATCAATGGCTAAGTCCACTTGATAAACTGGGTCGAATGTTGTATTGGGTCTAGTAATAGCACACCAATATGCTTTTCCTTCTACTGTTGGCATAATGCCCTCCTTTATTTAGTTTATTTAATTACCTATATTATATCATACTTCTTGTTTCAAGTCAAGAAGAAAGTTTATTTTTATTTAAACTTTCGTAAGGAGTGTGACGGGATTATCTTTTCTTCACAATCATTCTACTCGTCAGTAGACCCCTCTCCTTACGGAAATTTAAGTGGGTAGTTTTATCTTCTAATTCTCAAATCAAAGTGGTCTTTCAATTCAACACTAGGACTCTAACGATTATCAGATTGGCACTACCCAAGCCATATTGGAGTATCGTTAATGAATAAATTCGCTCCTCTCCAATATAATCCTTTTGTTACATCTGTATGGTTACCCTTGTCTGCCATATCTATTTCACTATGGTCTGAGAGGTGAACGGAGACGTTGCCACGAACCATTGCCATTAATTTCAATTCCATTGGAATCCAAATGCAACAATTAACTTGGGTGTGTTTTATACTCACGATGTCAATTCATCGAGACTGGAACTTTATTATTGACCCATATCCAGTAGTGTCATTTAAGACTTTTCATTAGTAGTCAACCAAGTTAATTCTTTTTCGGTATTCTACGGAGGACTTATGGATTTACCTCCAACCTTTCACGAGCTATCCACCTATGAGATAACGCTACTCAGTACATAACTTTAATCCCTCA